TCGTAGAGGTCTCGCACAAGAGGCTCGAGGAGTGTCCCATGGGCCGTCGCGGCGTTCCCGGCCCATTTGGTCTTGAGAACCTTCTTTTTCACAAAAGCATCAACACTTTCATAGTGATTTTCACCAATCGCACTCGCCACGTCACTTGCCGTAATCATTCCGTCACGGAGATCTAACCATTCCTGACTTCTTTGTTCGGCGTATTCAGCCGCAAGCAACTCCCGAGCTCGCAGAATCACCCTGCTTTCTGATTCCGGTTGGGACATTCTTATTCTTAAATCGCGGATCAGTCTTAAGTACTATCTCGGCGGCGTTCTGTTCGGCCTGCTTCTTAGTAAGTGCAAAACCCGACCCGCACTCGAGTCCATCGACTACGACCGTGATGAAGAATTGACCATTAATATTCCCAACCACGCGATAATCTGGAAGAGCGTACTTGAGCGCCTGGCACCAGCGCATCAATTGGTCCTTGTAATTGTCGTCGACGAGTGACGTCTGGACTTTTGTGAAGGATTCAAACACAAAAGTCTTTGCATGGACCATGCCCAGATCGAGGTAGATGGCCCCCACGAGCGCCTCGAATGCATCCTCCATTATGTGCTCATTGGTGTTCCAGCCGTTGCGCTCACCCTTCTCATCCATGAGAATCAACTTGTCGAGACCAAGCGCCTTGGAAATCTCGCACAAAGTCTTACCCCGGACCATCTTCGTGCGCGCCTTGGTCAGGAACCCCTCTTGTTCCTTTTCGTGCAGGTCAAAAAGGTGCTTTGTGATTATAAACCCTAGTACCGAATCCCCCATAAATTCAAGCGTTTCGTACGAACCAGTCAAACCTGAATAACGCTTCAGGGCTGACTTGTGCGTAAAGGCTCGCCGATACAATTCGACGTTTTTGACTTTTGTGCCAACCAGAGTATTGAGCTGATCCCGATTCAGCTCAGGAGCCGGTTCCATTTCTTGTTGTTATAAGTTGGGGTGACATTTTTAAGTGGCTCACTTCTTGATGTAATCAAGAGCCAGCTTTCCCAGGAAGAACAGGATCAAGATCCAGAAGATTATGTTTATAAGCTTGGCCATCGTGCAGTACGGGCCACTGTCTTCAGCCTTGCATTGAACCGTGGTCCCAATGAGGCCAAAGATACCAGATCCACCAATACCACCGTTGTTGTTGCGCGCCATATACTATATGTTTTAGAATATTTACACAGCCGGCGCCTTGGCCACCTTCGGGCGCACCTTCTTCTCCTTTGGGGCCTCGTCCACGGGGGCGGTCACGGGCTCCTTCTTGGCCCGAGGCTTCTTCTCAGTCTCGGGCTTCTCCTCCTTGATGTAGTGGGGGTTGATGTACTTCTGGATGTTCAGGAAGGTCACCTGGATGCCCTCTGGCACCTGCAGCAGGTCCTTCATGGCGGCGTCCAGCGTGATGTTCTGGCCCGCCTTCAGGCCCTTGGCCTCGACGTACTCGTTCACCTTGCGGGTCACCTGGGACCGCGAGATCTTGTCAGCCTCGCCCAGACCCAGGAAGGCGCGAAGCTTGGGCGTCACGTCCTGCAGCTTGTTGAAGCCGTTGTTCTGGGCACGGACCGCCGCCTTCTCGCCGCTCGGGTCCTCGATGTGCTGGCGGATCTTGCGGATGTCCTTGCGCAGAGCCTTGATCTCCTTGGCGATAGAATCCAGGGTAACTGGGGTAGTGGTGGCCATTTCTACATTACCAGGGACCCGAGGCTTTAAGTCCGTTTCAGTCGAGAAAACCTGCAGCTACCAGAATAATGGCGACAAAGATTAGAAGGTACAGAACCACTTGCCAAACCTTGATGTCGGGTCTGTCCATCGGGCCCAGAAAATTGGTCGGTTTGGTCGATGCGATTTTAGCCTCTTTACCCGGAATTGGTTCTTTGGCGGCACCCTCCGCCCCAGGGAGCACCTCTCCAGTTGGAAGGTTGATCCCAAACCCCTCGGGGAGTTCCACACCCCCCGTCCTGTGCAATTCCATCCTCAAATTCTGTGACTGGCCTATATTTTCACATCTTGGAACGCAGCAGCCCAGGTCGCATGGGTACACGAGACCATTTTGCCGATCAACATATGCGCAAATATTTGTCCAAGGATCCAGGGGGTCAGCAAGGCACATGCACCCTTTGTTCAGGAACTCTTGGTTGCACGCGTTCATCTAATGTTAAAGAAGAAATTTGTACATACTATAATGGAGTACGCAAAGCCCCAGAAGCTCCCAGACGGCCGTTATTTCCTGAAGGTCACCGCGGGTGGCGCCCCAGTTCGTCACCAGGTGAACGGTCTGGTCCTTCAGGATTCGCTTGATGTCCGCCACCCCAATTTCAAGCTCACCGACTCCAGCATGTTCAGCCAGATTGACGAGGAGATTCTGGCCAAGGCCAAGGAGTCCAAGCAGGAGTGGTTCGGCAAGGAGCTGAGCGACGAGACGATCGCGAGCGCTTTCCAGGAGAGCGTGACGGATGACGTCCTGGGCACTTCACTGGCCGTGGTGAAGGGTCAGGTGGCCACGTGTGCGTTCGACACCCAGAAGACGGCACTGGCCCTCGAGGACGTCAAGCCCGAGGCCAAGTGCGACGTGATGCTCGAGCTCTCGGGTCTCTGGTTCCTCAAAAAGTCGTTCGGCCCGATTTGGCGTGTGATCCAGGTCCGCGTCCGCACAGGCCCCCGCGTCCAAGAGGTGCCCAAGGATTATTTGTTCACGGACGAGCCCGAGGTCGAGGAGGACCCAGCAGATTATCTGGACTGAGTCCGTCCAAAAAAATATCACCGACTAATAATAAATGGATCGCAAGGGACTCGCGATACTGGTTCTGGCCGCCGTCATCCTTCTGCTTCTGGTCAGCCCTAGCTCGAGCGGATACGCCCCCGCCAATGCCAACGTGTCGGGCTTTAACCTTGGCAACATCGCGTATGGATCCCAGGGGGCCACCGAGGCTCAGCAGGGTTCCGAGGGTCTGTCCGCGGCCCCATTCTCCGGCGCCGCAGGCAAGCCCGCTCCAGCAACTTCCGCGAGCCTGATTCCCCGCGAGGTTGTGCAGACGGAGGATTTCGGTCAGTTCAGCCCAGACGCCATCCTGTCGGGCCAGAACTACCTGGACCCCCGCAGCCAGATTGGCTACCCAGAGACGCTGGGCGGCAACCTGCGCAACGCCAACCGCGACTTCCGCAGCGAGCCAATGAACCCCCGCACCCCAGTCAGCATCTTCAACCTGAGCACCATTCCCCCAGATGTGATGCGCCCCAAGTTCGAGATCAACAACGACTATCAGTAAACGTCAGTTCGCGTTGCAAAACTCAAAATAAACACTATGTAATTACCAGAAATGGACTTTAAGCATGCTATGACCGAGTGGGTCGGCCTTAAGGTGCAGCTAGCCTCAGCTCGCAAAGATCTCACCGTGCTTAACGCACGCGAGAAGGATCTTCGCAAGTTTGTGACGGAACATATGGCTCGTAACGAGATTGACACTGTCCGTGTCCAGGACAAGGTCAAGGTGAATTTCAAAACTAAAAAGACGAAGGGTGGCCTCACGAAGGATGTCATCAAGGCGGGCCTGCGTTCATTTTTTGGTGGAAATGAGGCCCAGGTCGAGGGGGCGTTCCAGGCGATTCAGGACGCGGCACCCATGAAGGAAACCTCGGGCGTCAGCGTGACGGGACTCAAGGACCTCATGGGTTAAAGCCACGTGACGCACTAATAGTAAGTAGAAACAATGGGTCTCAATGATGAGTACTCGCGTGACGCCTACAACTACGAGCAGGCTTACGAATCGGACGACTCGGACGAGTTTGACCCAGAGCTCCATCCAGAAGACTGGCAGGATATGTACTCCCAGGAGCTCCTCGATGGTTGGATGAAGATCCGTGAATACACCGAGGCGCGTTACATCGTGAACCGGGCCACATTCAATATGTTTGTTCATTTCGTTATCGATCCCCGCCACTGGTACACTGTCGAGGCGCCCCATCCTACTCATGAGGATCTCTGGGATCTCATCAGGAACGCTCCGGTCATTGGTGAGCGGCTCTGGCCAGAGAACTTTTACGCGTGGGTAGAAAATTATATCGACAAAGAGTAAATGATCGACATTACCGGCCCCAAGGTTCTCGCCCCAGCCCTGCTGTTCGCCGTCCTGAGCCCAGGCCTGCTGCTGGCCCTGCCCAGCGGCGCCAGCCTTCTCGTCCAGGCGGTCGTGCACGCCGTGGTCCTGTCGGTCGTTTATTGGGCTCTGGCCAAGTACGTGCTGAAGGTGGCGCTGACGACGACCGACCTGATCGTGCCAGCTCTGCTGTTCGTTCTGCTGACGCCCGGCGTGCTGCTGGCTCTGCCAGGTGGCGCGGGCCTGGGTGTCCAGGTCGGCGTGCACACCCTGGTGTTCGCCATCGTGTTCGCGACCCTGCGCTCATTCTTCCCCCAGTATTACTAGACGCCTAGTAGAATGAAGTACTTGGCCATTGGTCCCGGGGCAATGGGGTACTTTGCATTACTTGGTACTATTTCAAAATTTAAACAGGCGGGCCAGCTTGCGAACCTCGAGGAGATTTCGGGGGCGTCCGCAGGCGGGCTCTTGGCTCTTGTGTTTGCCCTCACAAAGGGGGACACCACAAAGGCTCTTGATTATTCATTGACCATACCGGTCAAGACCCTCATGAAACCCAACCTAAGAAGTCTCATAAAGGACTATGGTCTCATTTCAATTTCTAAATTGCGAAAAACATTTAGTGATATGATTAAATACTTCACGGACCGGGACGACATGACATTCACAGAGCTTTACGAGTGGTTTCCTATAAAGATTCACATGTCCTCATATTGTGTGAATTCTATGAAGACGGTGTACTTTTCGGTCGACTCGACCCCGTCCATGAGCGTCATCGATGCCGTATCGGCCACAATTGCCATTCCCTTTGTTATTTCACCTGTAAAATTGAATGATGGCTGGAACTATGTGGATGGTGGATCGGCCGAAGCGACCCCCTGCGGCCCTTTTCTGGGGAGGGACCCCCAAGACATCGTGACGCTCGCCTTTGACTGGAAATTTTCACCCGAAATTAAGGATCTAAAATCTTATGCGTTTGCAATCCTGACATCCACGATGCGTCTCAGACCCACATACACAACCCCGACCGTGATGATCGACCCGGGAAAACTGAACCTCTTTGACTTTAGCGCGGATCAGGAGGCGAAGCTTCGCATGTTTCTCGTAGGATTTTCTCAGTAAATACCACACTATGAGTGCGATACTGCGTTCCAGCTACACCCAAAAGCGGACTCGCAAGGTGATCCGGGTCCGGGCGTCCAAGGGTCGCCCATCCTACTCGTATGTCCGCAAGGCGGGTACGACCCGCGTCAAGGCGGTGCCCATCCCAGACGTGGGTGCGGCCGGCAAGGGCCCCAAGCTGATCGGCAAGCTCAAGGCGGGCATGCTCACCAAGTACGGGTACCACCCAGTCGAGGCGATGACGAACCGTCGCATTTCCCTGTCCAAGGGGATCAGCAAGGGTGAGAAGCCCCTGGCCGTCATGCGCCGCCTTGTGGCCATCAGCACCCTGACGAAGCGGACGGCACCCCGTGCGTCTCGCATTTACAAGCAGGATGCCGCGTGGGTCCGCAGCAAGTACTCCAAGTCATTCAAGGCGGACCTTAAAAAAATGTCCCGTTAAATAAAGGAAATGCCTACCCTTACTGAGATTCAGCAGTGGCAGCCCCGCGGCCGGTCTACGAACGGGTCCGTGCGGAACAACCGTCGGTTGGCACTGACCACGGGCATCCAGATGGCCATGGCTGCTCCAGTGGCTCAACGCAAGGCTGAGCTTCACCGTCAGCTCAAGAAGCACCCAGCTGTGGCGCTTTCGTGCTTGTCACGCACGACTCTCAAGCGCATTCTTTTGACCCTTGGATTCAGCCTTGCAGCGGTCGTTGCCATCATGCACTTCCCGAAGCTGCCCGCAGGTGGCGTGCCCGCCATGGCGCCCACGGCCGCTGGTAACGCGCCGTTGGCCGCCCGGTCGTGGGGCACGCGCGCGATGAACTACGCGCCGAGCCGTCAACAGGTTATTAACGTGGGTGGCGCCGTTGCGACCGCGTTCAATCCCATGTTCGCCGTGAAGTGGGTGGTCGCATCTGTGACGAGCCGAACCGTCACCGCCATGGATAACCAGATTGGCCAGTATGAGCAGGCGAGCAACCGCGCCCGCCAGAACCTCGAGTTTTACCTCTCTTGGACCATGTTCATCGCATTCTTGGCCATCATTTCTCATTTTATCCCCAGAATTGCATACAACGTCCGTGCGACCGTTCACGTCCTGACCTCGGGCAACGCTTATCAGGCGGCAACGCTCGCTGGTCGCGTGGGCACAAAGGCCATCTCGGGTGGGGCCTCTCGGTCGCGGTCCCGGTCACGGTCGCGCTCTCGGGCGGCGGCACGGACCCTCCGCATCGCCGCTGGCCCTCGGCTCCAGAGCATGCCAACGAACACCGAACTTCTGGCGCGTATGCGATAAAATTATAGTTTCATAATTTAGAATGAAAATAGGACAAGTCAAGGATGCCTTGGCGTCCGCAATGTTTCTGGTGGCCATGATCCTGGTCGCCACCAGACCCATACAAAAAAACGTGTTGTTAGCAGCCCTAGGTCTTGGGTTCCTAGTGGATCTCATATTCACATTGAGACCCAAGTGGCACTGTCAGGACTGGGACCGTTCGAATTCCGTTCCTAAATTGGTGATCCTTGGCCAAGTTATAGTTTTCGCAAGTCTCTATGTCTATCACCTCTATGGCCCGTGAGATCTGGGATTCCCTGGGTCCTGGGTACAGCGAATCCGTGTATCACTGCGCCTTCGAGGTGGCTCTGCGCCGAGCGGGCCTCTACTACGAGACCGAGCGGATCGTCCCGGTATTTTATGATGGACAAAACGTGGGTCACGTGCGGGCCGATCTGATCGTTGAACGCAAGGTTGTGCTCGAGCTCAAGTCGGTAGGGAAGCTCAATGAGACCTACCGAATTCAAACCCGGAATTACCTCAAGCTCTTGAACCTCGAGGTGGGGTACCTGATCAATTTTCCAGACAAAAATGGACCCATGGAAATTGAGAGGATCGAGCGGGAGATTGAGGTGCCCGTGATTGTCGACCACATCGACTGCTAGGCCGTCTTGAGAAACTCCCATTGGAGTTCCTTGCACATCTTCTCCCAAATTTGATCCTGAATATAGAGCTTCTCCTTGGACTTGAGCAAAGGAAAGCAAGGCAAGTACTCATCCTCCCCTAGGAGCTCACAGAACTTATAAAGGACGTACGAGTAACTCAGGAAGTTCTTGCGGGTCGCGGGTTTGTTGTGCTCAAAGGGGGCTTGGATCTTGTGGAACATGAGTCGAAGCCTATCCTCAAGGGACTGAGGCATCGTTGGGGGCTGTATGCCGTTCAAGATAGTAGTTATATAGGGCACGTGCTCATAGTATTTAGCCTTATTCAGCTTCTTTAATAGGGCCTTGACCTTTTCATGTGTAATCTCACTGAGGTCCTTGATCTTTTGCTTCTTAAATTCAGTTCGTAATTGCTCGATCAATTCGTCCGGCACACTCGTCGATTCCTTTGCTTGAAACTGACTGATCCATTCGTTAAAGTGATTCTCGCGCTTGTACGAATAGGTTACATTCTTCTCCATTTCCTGCTCCTCCTTGAACCCGACCTCTTCACCCAGTATGTAGAATGCCGCGCCGCATTTGGTGCACACATCCTCGCTTTGAGCCTCTTCATGAATTTTTGTATAGAATTCACCACAGGCGGCACAGGGGCGGTCATGAAAGGCTTGGACAGGATCGGTCCCCTCATAGTTGTCCTCAACTTCGCGAAGGTACTTCTTGTAAATTTCCCCTCTTTGGACTCCTTTGCGAGTTGATAGTGTGAGATTCGCAACCTTCTTTGTCGCCGTTTGACTCGGCACCGTCTCGACTGTGGTATATTCCCTTAGTATAGGTACGCAGCTTAATAAAAAACTTACCCTATCTTCATCCGTCTCGCACGCGTTCATTCTTTCGTGAAATCGCGCCTCCATAAGTTCTTAGTATTTTATCTTTTTAAATACTAGATGATAAATAAAGTCGTTGGACCGGCTCTTATGGTCGCAGTCCTGACGGCGCTCCAGATGGTGGCCCAGAAGCACGTGGCCGTGTCGCTGAGTCACCAGACCACGTTCGTGCTTGGAGCTGCGATATACTTCGTATTGACTTTGTTCTATATAGGCTGGCACAAGGAGCTCATCCAAAAGGAGATTCGTGGGCTCGTGGTGCCAGTGGTGCTCGTAATGCTCGGGGCGACGATCCTCGGTTTCTTGGCCAACATTCTGTACTTTTCGGTCGTCAAGCACAATCAGGTTTCGCTGGTTGCGGCCATCACGGCGACCGTCCCGCTCTTCGTGGCGGGTCTGTCGGTGCTCATTCTCAAGGAGGCCCTGGACGCCAAACAGATTGCGGGCATAGCTGCGATCGTGGGGGGCACGGTGCTCCTCAGTCAATCTTAGGGGCCAAGTAGAACTTGAGGTCTCCTAGATTGGCAATTGTGTAACGGAAAATGATTGGCATATTTTCATTCGTAGAATCTTGCATGAGCTGTACGCTCGAGCACATATTGGTCGCCTTGGTGAACAAGTTGATGTATTTTAGACTGAAAATAGAACCGGTCCGGCTCACAGACTCTGGGAACTCCAGGATCGTCTCCTGCTCTGCATAGTCACCCTTGCAGCTCATAATGAGCTTGTTGCCCTCGCGAACGATAGTCATCTCGTTAGCCAGGTTACCCATATCACGTGTAATGCGTTGAAAGTCCACCGAGGCCATGGTCGTCACGACGTTCATGTTCACGTCAGGCAGGTCCAGGATGTCCTCGTCGATGTCGAGGAGCTTGAGGCGGAACTTGGTCGAGGACTTTTTGACTGGATTTTCGATCAAAATATCCATATAGTCCCGGTCCTTGACGTCGATCGTCAAGGTGTCGGTACCCGAGATGCTCTTGAGCAGCTTGTATATGTTCGTCATATTCAGGCCCGATGCAATCGGCACGGGACACGAGAACTCCTCAAAGTTCTCGGAGCTCAGGCTCATGTCCACGAGCGTCACACGAGCCGTGTCGAGAGTCAGGATCTGGACGCCCTTGGGTGAGAAGTAGACGTTCACATCATTGATGATGTCCTTGAGGACCTCAAAGACGGACTTCAGGGCAGCAGCCTGAATCGTCTTGAGATGCATAGTTACATATTTAGTGTTCAAATTCTCTAAGTTAACGCGCCTTTTGGTAGGCGTCCGTGACGCTCATGGATATTCTCTCCTCCAATTCAGGCGTCAGGGTCGGCTGGAGAGATTCACCGTACCGGTCTAGCTCGAAAAGTCCTGGGGCATCCGTGCCGTCCAAATTTGAAGTGAAACTTGGGGCTGAATTCCACGACTCAAACTCTGATGGAATCATCGACGTCAGCCACGTCTTGACCTCGCCGCCAACCTTCATGACGCCCTCATTGGTCACGAGGGTCGGCACCTTGGTGATCTTTTTGGAGGGGACGCCATGGGTCGTGATGTTGTGGAATCGCACAATCTCAAGCAGGGCCGGCTGGGTCTTGATGAACTGGATAATATCCGCAGACCATTTACACTTGTCGGAATAGACCAGGAGGGCCATCGCTACTTGGTGTCTATTTTTTTGGCCCCGAAGTTTTTCGCAGTCTTTAGTAATATGAAGGCCGACCTGAGTATCATCGGGCTGGCGGCCATCGCCCTGTTTCTTCTTTTGAACGGCCGCAAGGAGGAGACTTCGACCTACAGCACAGAGTACATTTCGGCCGAGCGTGTGCCGCCTGATGTGACCCAGAGCATCATTGAGAAGATCCAGATCATGAACCCAGATCTGGTTCCTCTCGAGACTCTCTTCATCAACCACCAGGGTGATGGCTCGTACAAGTCCCGGTTCATGTTCATGAATACGCGCCACTTTTACGGGACCCAGCTGGACATCCAAGCCCGGGTCGGCACTGACGGCACCGTTGACATCATGACGCAGAAGGACTCCGTCGTCAAGGACTACGCCAAGGCTTACAAGGAGGACCAGTACCAACCATGGGCTGAGGTGCAGGGCGCCATCGATTCTCAGCTCAAGTATGCGCTGTCCCAGCCCGTGACCACACCCCCGCTGTCCGCGTACAAGTACTAGGCACAAATTCCTCTTCAAAATTAGGATCATGGAAGCTTTGAGCGCCAAGGAGATTGCCTCCATGGAAAAGGTTCGGGCCGATGTGAAAAAAGAAACGTACCGAGCGATTCTTCAGCAATTTTCTCGCAAAATTCGAACTTCCTACGAACTTGGGAGAAGAGAGGCGGTCCTGATGGTCCCACCGTTCGTCGTGGGGTACCCAAGGTATGACATCGCCAAGGCGGTCGTATACATGGGTCGGCAGCTGATAAGACTCGGGTACCACGTGGAGCTCGTGGGCCCCGTGGAGCTCAGGGTTCAGTGGGAACGGGCTAACGTCACGCTCCTCGAAGATCGTCAGGACCCCGAACCGGTCGACATTTTGCCCGGGCTCGTGAACCTGCAGAAGACGGCCCAGAAACTGCGCGTGACAAAGAAGAAATAGGGCCGCGTTTCGGGCCCGCGGGAAACTTGTTTCCCTTTACTAAGAATGGACCTGCTGAACGAGTCCGAGCGACGCTTTACGAAGAAGCTCTGTGACGCCATGGTTCCCGTGATGATTGCTGCATTCTGGGAAATATGGCTCGAGGCCCAGAAAGAGTGCGCCGAGAAGAAGACCAAGAACACCACCAAGGTGTTCCAGGAGCTCCTGCGGGGCATCAAGACCTGGAACTCCTCAATTTCACTCAAAAATACAGAGGCTATCATGAAGAACCAGCCCCTGTTCCCAAACCTGCTTGCGGCGGTCTTTGTGATTCACGTGAAGATCCTGAGTTCGATCCGGACCGACAAAAAGTCCAAGAAGATTTGCATCAAGCTTCCCCAGAATGACGTGTTTGTGCAGCGGTGCTACGAAGCCTGCGCCAAGGACCTGTACGAGGAGCCTTACATCATCACCGAGACCAACACCGAGACGGCGCGCAATGAAAATCTCAATACCCGTTTCAATAAGCACATCTGCCAGGTGATCGAGGACCTCGTGCCGACCGCAGAGATTCTCCAGACGTACCTGCCCATGCCCGCCGCCGGTGAGGACCTGAACCTGGACCACGAGGATGAGGACCCAGAGGCTGAGGATGAGGATCCAGATATGATGAACGAGGATCCTTTGCCCAACAATCAGGATGGCGATCCTATTAACCAGGACAATTCTAATATGGAATTCGGCAAGACGCCCGGGGGCGTGGATAATACCGTCACAGTCAACAACTCAATGACGCCCCCGGCAATGGAGGGTGCGACCCCTGCTCCAGAGAATATCCAGAAAATGGAACAGAATCTATTTGATGACGCAGCCGAGTCCAAAACTCCTGGCCATCAGCGCATCGAAAAGCTCGGTTAAATAATCGTACAAGCTAATAGATGGACCAGTACCTTCGTGAGCCTTTCGGCGCGGCCGTGATTGCGGCCGGTGCGACCATCGCTTACATTTACGGCAAGGCTAAGATGAACAACGAGGGCAAGGTGAAGAACTCCGACTTCTTCAAGCCCGCGTTCCTCGTGGCTCTGCTCGTGTACTTCATCGTGAGCCAAGGGCAGGGTTCGCATGAGACCATTTCGCGCGAGCCTTTTTAACTTAAGGATGTAGATTTTAGATAAAACATAAATGACGACGGTGAAGGCCTTCAATGAGATGATGGGTCAATTCCTCGACGAGCTCAATGCTACGTTCCCCGAGGAAGAGGCTGTCAAGACGGCCAAGGAGGCTCCACGCGACCGTGGAACCTTTGAGAGTTTCATGCAGGACGTTGGTCCCCATGCCACCAAGCTGATGCAGAAGGACCCGGACTTCTTTTGTGACGAAAATCCGTTCGCGAAGAACCTGAACCTGCCGGTAATCTGGGCCAACCCAGACGCGACCGAGAACACCAAGCAGGCAATCTGGCAGTATCTCCAGACGATGTACATTCTGGGCAACACCATCAACATGTTCCCACCAGAGACGCTCTCGATGATTGAGACGGCAGCCGAGGCGTGCGCCAAGAATATGCAGAACCAGAGTGGTCCAGGTGGCGCGGTCGATGAGCAGGCCCTCATGGCTGGCATGAACAACATGCTCGCACAGATGCTCGGTGGGGGCGGCAACCCTTTTGGGGCTCCAGCCCCTCGCCAGAACCCCAAGGTGAAGGGGCCGGCTCGCCGTAAGAAGTAATTTCTCAACTAAGATTAGAATGGATCTCAAACAGATTTTCAACAAGGATGAGATCCTAAATTTTTGGCCCACCTCCAAGCAGACGGCCCGTGAGCGCACTCTGGCCACAGCGCGCTTCGTCATTTACGCCACGTGCGTCGTCTACCTGATTAACCGTGACCCGCGTATTTTCGCACTGGGCATCCTGGTGCTCGCTATTCTGTACTATCTGTGGACGGCCAACCTGATAAAGGATGGCAAGGTCCGCGGAACTCAGGCTGATGGCCGCATCTCAGGCCCCATGCGTGATGCCGTGACGCTCCCATCATTCGACAACCCAATGGGCAACGTGCTTTTGACCGACTACGCGGACAACCCAGATCGTCCATCGGCTGCGTGGTATCCCAGCGTCCGCGGTGAGGTCCAGCAGCAGTGGGCCCAGATTCACCCCTTTGAGCGTGTGCGTGACGCCGAGCGCAACTTTTACACCGCCCCAGTGAGTACCATTCCCAACGACCAGACGGCGTTTGCAGAGGCGTCGTTTGGTCGCAAGTTTGCACCAATGTGCAAGGATCAAGGCGGTGCCGCTTGCGATCCAGATGATTTCAATTTCCATTTCCCAGAGACGACCCAGATGCGCGCCGGCAACGGCGGCGCTGGTCGCGGTGGCGGCGGCGGCGCTTAATTTGGCAGGCGACGATTCTGCGCACTTACAATGCGACCGAGTGCGCGCTTTCCACGACCAGGCAGGGCGGCGGCATATCTCACAGCGCTAGCCACAGAAGACGCGCCACGACCCACGGCGGAGGCCGCTGCACCAGTTACATTACGCGCCTTTTTCGCCACCTTATACGGAAAAGTGATGGCCTTGGCCGTCCCAGTCACTGCCATCGAGCGTGCACGATTCTCCAGAGCCTGGAGTTTTCTCTGCACACCCGCAGGAAGTGCAAGTTGGTTTGTCCGGTTGAAACGGCTCGGCAGAGGCCGCGTGGCCTCGAAAATAGCAGGGAGCAGACGAGGATCCTTGTTCTCCAGGGCCTGAAGGGTTCTTTTAGATATCTTGAAATTTGCGGTAATAGGCAGGCCCATATGAGCTTGCTGAAGCACCGACTTGGGAAATTGGTAGCCCTGGGCCTCGAATCTCAGCACGTTGGCTGCCGAAATGACGGGCACAGGCAGATTTATAAGAGGACGCTCGCCAAATTTGCGCGGCACTTTGGTGCCGTAAATATGGCTCCGAATCTTCTTCGGCTCGTACAAACTCCGGTTGGGCTGGCCACCCAGGCACGCTTTGCGTCCGCACGTCAGCGGGCGGCGCGCCTTTGTGCGTTCTACGACCGGGTACTTGGCGAGCTTGTAAGGATAT